AGACTTCCGCTGGATCAACGAGTACGACAAGAATTGCAACCCTGACAAAAACAGCGGTTACTGGCGGGCAAAGATGGCCTGTGCGGCGAAACAGATCTTCCCTGAGTTTGGATATTATCTGCTTCACTTGCGCTGCAATCTGGCTGGCGACCTCGTCGCTTGCCCGTCTGGCGCAGGCTACGGCTACCTCGCGTAATTAGTTAGTCTCTATTCATCAAGGCTTGCCTTGGAGTAAAATCTAAGGCAAGCTCTATGAGGAGAGAATAACTATTATGAAATTAACTATACCGACCGATTATACCTTGCCTGAAGATGTTGCTGATGGCGACACCTTTGAAGAGCTTGTGACCTTCCGTGTTGACGGAGATTCGCTGGTTCCCACTATGTTGGCTGGCGTCGAGATTGCGGCTGAAGAGGCCGAAGACGAAGACGAGATGGAGGACGAGGCTGCTGACGAAATGGAAGCTGGCGTGTCCCCTATGGCTGGCATGGGTGAGCGAATCATGGGCATGGCTTAAGCTGTAAGGGTTCCATAGACTATGGCCCTTCCAACTTTAAATGCTACTTTTGCTTCGGCGGCGGATCTGCCCCGAAGGATGATGCTTTCCCAATGGCTGGTAGGAGAAAAAGAAGAAGTAGCTGGGCCATCTAGTGTTTTGGTTTCTGGGGCGGGGTCTGATGAGGCTAATGGCACTTACACTGCGCGTGGTGAGGAAAATGGGAAGCCTTACTATAATTTGGTTGACGCTGCAAACAGTGTAACAGATTCTTCAATATATTGGACAACTGAACTCTGGAGAATAAACGACTCTGCTAGCGATACCTATTATGAATCGACTGAAGATGTTGAATTTCCTTGGTTAGTTGAAACATGGGAGCCATCTGATGTGGGGACTGGGCCAGCCCCCACAGTCACCGAAATCCCCGCAACCAATCCAATTGCCAATTACGTCACACTCCCAGAACGCTATCTCTGGGCCAAGATTGCCGTAGCCGCAGGCGCACCCAAGACCGAAGCAGACTACATCTCCCTTCCTAAACAATATGTATGGAAGGCGATTTACGATGCAGTTTCGGGGTCGACCCTTGGCACTATCGACTGGAGCGAGAAGCAGGCTCTGGGCCATATCGCAGCAGCCTATCGCGGAGACACAGGCAATTCCGCCAACCTAGCCACCTACATCAACTGGCCTTGGCGTTACCAAGTTGCTGCAATTATTACTTCACTATGAGTATCGAAGAAATACCAAGACGCAGAGGTCTGGAGCGCGGAGTAAAGCTTACGATGAGTGAGTTGATTGCTGGGGTTGCTTTGATGGTTACTTTATTTTCGGCGCTCAATGGATGGGTTGTCTTGCCAGAACAAATGCGGTCTATCCAAGCTAATGATGCTAAACAGGATGCGCGGATTGAAATGATTAATAAGGAAAACCAAGAGAGATCTGAGACCCTAGCCCGCATTGACGAGCGCACAAAAAGAATCGAAGATTACTTGAAATCCAAAGGATTCTAGTCTAGCTTTAAAACCTATGAAATCATTCTTCACTTATCTATTCGGGGTTCCCGCCAAAATCTGGAGTTTCTATGCTCCCATCCTTCGTGAACTCTTCGTGGATGCCGCCGCATCCCTCCTGCCTCTCGCATTGGACATCGTCCGCGAGTTGGCTGACTCTAGCAAAACTGGGTCGCAAAAACGCGAGGCTGCTGTTAAAAAGCTTACCCAAGCGGCTCTTCGTAACGGCATCGATGCTTCCGAGTCCTTAATTCGTTTTACGATTGAATCGGCAGTTCAGCGCGTGAAGGTGGAAGAATAATCAAATGAAAGATAAAATCCTAGCATTCCTAGTCTCTAAATCTGGAGGCATCATCACTCCGCTTATCGCCATGGCTGTGGCGGCGGTTGTTTCTAAGCTCGCCATGATTGATCCCAAGTTGGCTGAGTCTGTTGATCAAGTCAGCCTCACAGGATTTATTGTTGCCCTTATTCTCTCCATTGTTAATTACGTTACTAACGAGATTAACGTCAGGGGGGTTAAGAAGATCCAAGCCTTGGTTAATACCGATGTAGACGGAGTTGCTGGCCCCGTGACCTATACAGAGGTTCGTCGGGCCATTGAGGTTCCCAAGGCTATGAAAGCCCGCAAGCCCGCCTGTAGCCGCAAGAAACGTCTGTGAAGCCTCTTTCCCATGAAGTCCTCAAAGCAATACTCGTCTCCGTCCCTCCCAAAGAAGATCGCAGAAGTTTCCTTGTCCGTTTATTCAGTTCCATCCGATTCTTCACCAAAGTCAAGCGGAGCGATGGGGGAAAGACTGCCGTCACCATCGGAGTCCGAGGTGGAACGGATTTCTAGGAATTGGGACATTGGACGCCGAGTCTGCAAATGGTAGATTGGAGAAATGCCGCCGTGTGGCAATTGATCCTGAAACTACTTGGGCTAGAATCAAAAGATGGCCAAGCGCCGTCCTTGCCGAGATTGCCATCCGAATCCAAGCAGAACTCAGCGCCAGAGCCGAGCGTTTCCGTAGCGCCCCAAAAAAAAGAAAGCCCCGCAATCGAAAGACTCGTTGAGATCGCATTGTCTCAAGTCGGAGTCAAGGAAGTTGGTGGTAATAACAAGGGTGCAAAGATTCGGGAATACCAATCTGCAACTACCTTAAAACCAGCAGCTTGGCCATGGTGCGCCGCCTTTACATCGTGGATAATTCGCGAATGGCTTAAAGACCCAGAGGTTGTTAAATGGCTCAATCTCAAATTACTGACTCCAGAGAAATGGAGACCTAAGACGGCAGCAGCATTTGGATATATCGAATGGGCCAAGGGTCGCCCTGCCACCACGAAGATTCTAACCGAAAAAGCCAAGCCCAAAATTGGAGACATCGTGGTGTTTGATTTCTCTCATATCGGCATCATCGTCAAAGTCGGAGAAAAAAACTTTCAATGTGTGGAGGGAAATACTAACCAAAAAGGAACCAGAGACAGTGATTCTGGGGACGGGGTTTGGCTTAAAACCAGAACGCCTTCACTGGTAAGGAATTACATCAGAATCCATCCATCAACAGTGCAATGAAAGACGAGGCAAAACCCCGCAAGAAAAAAATCTACCGCAAGCCCGAAAGCCAAGAATGTTATGCTTGTGGGTCAAAAAATCTTGAACGTTTAACAATTTCGCATGTCGGAGTAATTCGGATATGCAAAGATTGTCGAGAGCAACAAATCTGATTCTATGGCCGTCCACGACGAAAGGCTCCAAAAAGTCTTGGACAAGCTATCGAAAGATCTGGTTGAATATTTCGATTCTGGGTTTATTGTGGCCACATTTGAAGAGGGACAGGAAACAAAGAACGCCTTCATTAAGTTTGGCAATGACTACGCCATTGAAGGACTGGTCTCTAACATCCATGATATCCTTTACGGGCAATCGCAAGAAGATGACGATGATGATGATTTGGATGACGGGGATTTAAAGAAGGTTATCAAAGATTCTTAATATGGCCAATGGATTACTATCCTTCAGCTTGCCCGAAGAACAGGTTGAGTTTGAGCAAGCAGTTAAGGCGGGTGATATGTATTGCGTTCTTAATGACCTTGATAACGAGCTACGCAATCATCTCAAGCACAATGCTTATCCTCATTGGAATAACGCTACTGTTGAAGAGATTCGCCAAATTTTGAACGATTTGATGGCAAGTCGGTCTATCCATTTTAACTAAACACAACACATGACTACAGTATACATCTGTGGGGCCATGCGCGGCATTCCACAACTCAATCATCCAGCATTCTTTGAGGCCGAAGAGACCCTATTGAAAGCGGGGCACAAAGTTATCAACCCCGCAAGGATGGATCAGGAGCTAGGGCTAAATCCCCACAACTCCCAAATGGACAGCAAGTTTATTGAGGACTGTGCCCGAAGAGATATTGATGCGGTCTTTGAATGCGATGAGTTGGTTCTTCTTCCCAAGTGGGAGAAGTCCAAAGGAGCCAGAGCGGAAGTTGCTGTAGCCCAATGGCTAGAAAAACCCTTGCGTCTCTACCCATCTATGGTTAGATTGGACAAAGAAGATGTGTGCGACATTGCCAAACGTCTTACTTCCTATGATCGCCAGACCGACTACGGAAGCCCGATTGAAGATTTTACCAAGCAAGCCAAGATGTGGGGGGCCATCCTTGGAACCAATGTGACCCCGCAACAAATCGCCATGTGCATGATTGCGGTCAAGCTTTCCAGACTCACCAACTCACCCCGTCATAAGGATAGTTGTGTAGACATTATAGGCTATGCGCGGTGTTTAGATCTTTGCAACCAAGCAACCTCTCTATGAGCAAAAAAATAGCAGTCCTTTCGGACTTTCACTGCGGCCATCGTGTTGGGCTTACCCCTACAGGCTGGTTGCCCGAAAAAGATGAAAACGGGGAAATCCCGCTCTGGGCGCAAATCAACAAAGCCCACTGGACATGGTATGCCCGCGAGATTGCGCGCAACGGCCCCTACGACATCATTTTCGTCAACGGAGATCTGGTGGACGGTAAGGGGAAGAAAAGCGGGGCTACGGAGCTTCTAGCCCCCGATATGGAGGATCAGGCGGATATGGCCGTAAAGATCATCCGTCAAATCCCGAAAACAAAGAACTGCAAGATTTTAATCACCCGTGGAACTCCATTTCATGTATCCTCAAGTGATGGCGAAGACTGGGAGAACGTTATCGCAGAACGAGTGGGAGCCACTATCTCCGACCAACTCTGGATTGAAGTCGAAGGAATCGTCTTCGATCTCAAACACCACCCAGCAGGAAGCGGGAGTCTACCCCATACGCGCCATACAGGAGTAGCCAAAGACCGCCTTTGGAATGTTTTGCTTACTGAAGAAGGAGAGCAGCACAAGGCCAACGTCTTGCTAAGAAGTCATGTCCACTACCACAACTTCTGTGGAGGAAGCGACTGGATTGCCATGACCACCCCAGCCCTCCAAGGAGCAGGCAGCAAGTTCGGAGCCCGCCGCTGTGTGGGTAAGGTAGACTTTGGCTTTATCACCTTCATAGTAGACAAAGGATCATTTTCATGGAAACAACACATAGCAAAACTAGTAGAACAAAAAAGTCCGCTCCTAAAATTGTAATCTCATCATGGGATAAGGTTTGGGAGTCCATTGGCAAGGATAGCGAACTCACCACCATTGAGGCCATGAATGCCGAAGGATGGAAAACGGTGGGTCAGGTTATGGAAATTACTTCCCTTTCAGGTTCTCGCATCCGCAACATGATTGTTGAGGGAAAGTTTGACAGTGAAAAAAAGAAGGTCAAAGATGACGGAACCGTTAAAACAATGAACTTTGTCAGGCCGAAGGCGAATTAGTCTCTGGCCCCCATTTCCCAATAGGGCAGCTTTCTGTGGCCATTCGGATTTTGGCCCAAGTTGAGCACCCGCACTTCATACAACGCCCCGTATTGCCAAAAGCTTTTGAATTCCAAAATTCGCATCCATGGCATATCTCAAGTCTTTGGGTTAATGTTTTTTCTTTTGTGTGTTGAAATCCGCTTGCTGTCCAATTTTTTGCGGAGGCTGTAGCTGATTTAACCATCTCTAAAATTGACGGTGGTTTTTCCTTACTTGAAGGGATACTGGGAGCCATATTGTTTTTGGTGCTCTTGCATAAAAAATGCCCCCATTTTCTGTTTGGACAAAAAGAACAAGAATCGCGAAAGTTTACATTACAAGAACAATTCCCACATGCCGAAATTCTTTCTTTGTAAATGACAATTGGAACGTTAATAGAGTTTTCTGAATATTTGTTTTCCATTATTCAAAAATTAACATCTTGGATAGCTGTCGATCAAACACTCAAGAATTAAATTTGGGTTTCTTTCTGATGGCCACACGGGCTCATATCCTTTTAAAATTGAGTATTTTATTTCCAGTTTTGTCTGTGACGCCCTGTTTTTGGTTGCTCCTATTGGATTAATGCTCCAATTTAAGGTTTTTTCTATTAGATTTGATTCATCGTTAAGCGGTTTTTGGGTGTCATTATAACACAGGGCCTTACCAGTTTCCTCCCACTCAAAATCAAATTCATTTCCATATTCAATAATGGCATTAACCCCACCCGAAAGCTGAATCGAATCACCATTGTTGGGAACTTGCGACCCAACTCCGCTGTTCAATGTTGCTTGATTTGAAGGATTAGCTGCATTCCAAGCGGCCAGCACGGTATTCACATCGTCCACGCCATCGAAAGTCAACGTGATACTATTGCCCGCCGTGCCTACCGTGCTGGCTGTGATGGTTACCTCTTCAGAAATGTAGCTGGCGGCAACCCCGCTTTGAGAAGGAAAATCACACCCATCGCTTAATATCCTATCGTAATACGTTATGATTTCTCTCGCCCACACCTTTAAATAACAACTGGCTGTTGGTTGAAATGTTATCTTGTCAAAAACCGTTTCTCTCCTTGATTTCACATATGCTTCTTTGTTAAAAAATTCAAAAGCTAACGTATTTGAAAATGTGTTTGTTGTTCCACTTGTCGCCATTATACTTATTGCATCTTCTGAGTCTAATGAATAAGATGGACATTCTGGTAGTTGGTTATAGACATTAAATTCAACATCGTGACTCTGTCCTGGCCCTCCCAAACATTCTGGGTTAATCGTTTGTGTTACAGAACATTCTCCATCTATATATGCGGCTGTTCTCGTTTCGATGCAAATCCATCCAAATTTGTCACAGTTGGCGTTGTATGGCGTATTGGTATAATCGTCAATTCTTTCCGCAACTCTATATAATTTGCATGGGTCAAAAGAAACATTATATGTTGTTGTTACCGTGCGTGGACATGGTGGCCCCAAAGTTAAAAAACTATCTGTTCCGCCGCCTAAAGTTCCACACGTATCAGAACACGAATAACTATATGTCTTGCCGCTTAATGTTAATCTCGCCGTGGGAGGCTGCGTGCAACAATTACAAGCAGAACTCATTGTTATCGATTAAATGTTACGCCCCAGTATGGGGGTTCGGCTGCAAACCAGTTGCGACATACCGCCACAAAAACAGATCCACAGCCATAATTTGTAAATTGTGGCTTGTTACCAGAAAATGAATAATATCCAAGTCCATAGTAAAAATTTGTATCTGTATCTTCTGGGATAGATCCTCCATTTTGAACATCTACACTGACAATGCTTCCGCTTGTTTCATTAATTACAATTAATGCCCACACATATCCAGATCCGCTGCTGGCAATAAATTTTCCTTTTATTGGATCAAAATTTGGAGGAATTTGTTGAGCAATTTGTCCAGCCCCAATCCATATTTGATTTATTCTATTGTCAGGCGGGCCAGTTTGATTCAGATAAAGCCCAAATCCACAATAGTCAAATTGTATATAATTAACAAGTCCAACCTCCTGCATTTCTTCTTCTGTTAAAACCTGTCCCTCAATGGCAAAACCAACCATTTCCCCTTCATACCTTCCAGTGGTTGTATAATTAAATTTTGGAAAATTTGCCTGCCCGCCACGATCAAGCGCAGAAGAAGATTGTGATGAAGACGCTGGAGACTTGGTTTCGGATTTCGATTTAAACGAATTTGCAGCAACTGAGGTCAACCTTGAATCAATTCCTACTGTTCTTGAGTTAATTTGCGCTGCCTCTATTGAGGTTCCAAGTGATGGTGTGTCTTTGTTCATTTGTGCAATTTATACCATGTCTTCTGTAACTTCAACCACAACGGCTTCAACCCTTGTCAAATTAAACCTGTATGGTTGAGAGTTGACAGAAACAAGATATCTCCCAGTTGGAAACTCTTCTGGAAACGATTGTATTATGTCTTGAGAAATAATGGCTTGGGCTTTTGCTTTTGCGATGACCTCAGATGTACCCGTGTCTTCACCTACTGCTTCTGCTTTTCTTTCAACAATATGTTCTTGTCTTTGCTTGATAGAGAAGGAGCCATGAAGTGTTGGGGGAATATTTATAATGTTCGCATTCACTTGTTTGTCCACAGACAAGGATTTGTTTTTGTTTTTTGGAAGCGAAACAGAAGCGGTTGCCGTAATTCGCTCTGATATAACTTTTGTTATTATTGTTTCGGATTTTGTGCGAAATACAGGAAACGCTTTTACGCCTGAACTGCCTTCACCAGCCACGCCGTTCAATTTTGCCATAATTCCAGTTTCAGATTGCGGGGATCCAAACGGACTGGATGCATCAACAAAGAATATATACTTTTTGGCGAAAGCTGGGCCAGAAAATCCATTGCGAACCTCAAATCCAACATCAAGATCATAGCTGGCAAAAGCCGTGGCGCTTGCCGAACAGGAGTTACCTTCGGATGTTTGATTTTCTCCTCCTTCTATTTTTTCAATGTTTACAATAACATCAATAAGCTTGTCTGGAAGGGATATATTTACCACATCATCAAGAACAATAAAGCTATCAAGATATGCTTGCCTTGCCGCTTCAACATCAATAATCCTCTGCCTTGAATGGAAGACGTCTCTCGGAACAATAGAGGCGTTTGGAATATCTGTTGTTCCGCCTTCCACGAATTGTTCGGTGTATGGTATCAAAACATCATATGTCTCGTCATATTCTTGTCCAGCAAGGGGCGGCGGGTTGGTAAGTGTTACTTCTCTTGTTAAAAACTTTCCTCCACCAAGAGCTTCTTTTTCGGAGGATATTGTTCCAAATGCTGGATCAATTGTCGGGTTGGATCCATAGTTTTCAACAACTGTTGCTTTCCCGCCACCAAGTTCAGTTGTGAAAACCTCTCCAGAGAGTGATCCGTCTGCATTTCCGCTTCTTGATGTGGTTCTTGTTCTTTTGGTAAATGCGTCTACCTGCTGTACGCTTTTTGCTAAATCATCGGGGCCTAAATTAACATCTCCCTCGCTTACGCTAGTTGCCTCGGCTGTTACCTCGTCCGTTAAGGCTGGAAGTTCTATTCTGAATTTTTGGGGCGCTGGATCTGGTTTTTCTTTTGTAAATGATTGTTGTGCAAAAACCTCTTCAACTGTCCCGATTTCTTTGACGTATTTTCCGCCTCCAATAGCTTGCGTTCTGGCAAATTCAGTTTTGGCGGAAGGTTCTACTTCGGGATCGTCAACAATAGAAGATGTTACCGTAACCTTTTGTTTGAAGTTGTTTGTTTGTTCTTCCGTAAGAGATGTTGTGCCCTCTTGTTCTCTTTGGGTTTGACGGCGCAAAAACGCATTGACTCTTTGTGACGAGGATTGGACAACCCCGAATCCATCCGAGCCAACTTCCTCGGGTTCTTCGGTTGTTCCCTCTTCAATAAAGTTTGTTTCGGTTATCTTTCTATCAAGGAATTTGGCTGGAATTTGAGCAGCTTGAGTGAAGGTTCTTTGCTTGGAATTAAAAATATTCGCTTTGGTGTCTTGGGTTTTAAGCGTAAATCCATCTCCCAAGGCTTCGACGGTTCCGCTAACTGTGGCGCTAGGGGCAATGGTTTGATCCCCCTTGGCAACCGTTCTGGTGCGGGTGACCTTGATTTGATCGTTGTCAACCAATTCACCAGTAAGCGAAGGATAGCTGGAAGAAGGTCTGGTAACTTTGGTCTCGCGAATCTTGTGTTCGGTGAGTCTTTGTATGGTCTTGGAAAGCTCTTCCTGAGAAAGGCTCGGCAGGCTAATGGCTTGCCCCGTCTTTATTTCTGAGATTGTTCTGTTTTGCAGTGAAGCCCGAAATTCAGGAGGAATAACTTCTGGCTTCTCCAAGGACTCTTGTTTTCCGTCAAACACCTCATCAACCCTGACTTCTGTTTTGACCGTGCGCCCATCACCAAGTTCTTCCACGTTACCATCAATAACTGTAGCTGATGGGACAAGTGTTTGCGCTGATTTTGAAAGCGTGATTGTCCTAGTGGCAAGCTGGCCTTCTGGCGTAATTACAGACTCACTTAAGTTTTCGTTTAATTCTGTGGTGCGGCTATTTGTAGTAACCCTCTTTACAAATTCATTGATCTGTTGTTCCGACTTTAAAAATTGATTTTCACCAAGGGTTGGTTGCGCGGCTGTTCCTTCAATGTTTTCTTCGGTGGTTAAATCAGACTGTTTAGCTCTGAACTTTTGCGGGGTAAGATCTGCTTTTTCGGCGCGGAATGTTTTGGCGGAAAATACTTTTGGGCTTTCGGTGACGCGAACCACATACGTCCCATCCCCAAGGGCTTCTGATTCAACTGTTTTTTTTGATGTTGGTACTGCCGTAGTATCTCCATTCTGTAGAGTTTCGGTAACGGTGGCCAGCAACCCTTCATTGGTTGTTAGCTTTTGAGTCAGTGACTTAGGAAGCTGGGCGGCATCTCTGGCCGTAGTAGATATCCGTTTAACGAACTGGTTGACCTGTTGTTCGCTCTTGACAATTTCTCCTGCAACTAAAGTGGGTTCTTCGGCTTCACCTTCCAAGTTTTCTTGGCGGGTCAACGAGGGAATGGCTGTGCGGAACTTGGGAGGAACGAGGTCTGGTCGTTCTTTGGAAAATGTGATGGCCGAAAACACCTCATCCACTTGCGTCTTAGTAATGACGTAGTTCCCATCACCCAAAGCTTCAGATTCAACGGTCTTGGTGGCTGTCGGGGTTTCGTCGGTGTTGCCTAGCTGAAGAGTCTCGGTGACAGTGACTTCCTGTCTTTCGTTGTTGGTGGACTTTCCCGTAAGTGTTTGAGGTAGAACAGCTTGATCTCGCGAAGTAGAAGACACGCGCTTGATAAACTTATTACGTTGTTCCTCGCTCTTAGAGAGTTCTCCTTCGTCTAGGCTGACATTGGGGTCAGCATCGCCTTCGACAATTTCCTGAGAAGATTGAATCGGAACAGCTACGCGAAACTTTTGCGGAATGGGGTCGGGACGTTCTACAGAAAACGTATTGGCCTTGAAGATTTCGGGAGTGTCAACAATCCGCTCAACCAAGGATTCGGCATCCTCGCGAGAAACCTCTACTGTGCGCGTGGCGGTGGGATTGGGCGGAATATAGTTTAGTGCCCCCCTGCGCTGAGTTGTTACGGTAATTAACTGACCATCATTGTCTGTGGCCCTTCCGATCAATTGGGGGCCATCTACCTTGTAGGTTTGGACAATCTTGACTGAAAGAAATTCGTTGTATGGTTCGTAACTGGTTTGAGTAATAACTCCGTTGACATTCTCTAAAGAGCCAACCTCTTCTCCTGTGGGGACAAAAAGTTGGCGGCGTTCTTGGACTGCCCCGCGAGAGGCATCGTAAAAATCCCGATCCTTGATAGGAAAAAGAGAATTGCCATCTTCGTCAACTTTGATTGACCAAGTCTCTTCAATCTCTAAAGAAACAATGGCAGAGCCTTCGCGTCCCTCATAAGATATCTTCCTATCAGAAGCCAAATCAGCTTGTTGTCCCTCGTTTTTAACTGCCCTGCGCCGACCTTGAATCGGGCCTAAATCATCATCATAGCGGGTAAATGGAACCCAAGGGGCGGGTAAAATCTCATAGATATGGGTGACAATCTGATCTCCAGAAGAAGGTTGAGCACCAGTAAAAACATGGTTGGGGTAGCGTTTTGAATCAGGATGCGGGCTTAGATCTTCTGGAACTTTGTAGCCAGCAACCCTTGGATCAAGGCGTATTGCGACTACTGGATAATCACGGTCATTGGCCGCATATGAAGCGACATAGAAACGATTTAGCGGTGGATAATCAGCCATGGAGAATCCCGAAAATCTAACTCAAAAAGAAGGTGGCGGCAAGATGATTTTTCGCTTGCATGATTCCGTGTCTTTGCTAGATTGCAGATTGGAGGGCATTCGTCTTCCATTTATCATGTGTGTGGGGCGGGGTCGGGGGCTTGAAATCCTCGGCCCCGCTTTTTTTGAACGCTTGACAAGATGGGTTGTCGGATATAACGAACACATCTACCTATATGGCATATCAATCCAACCAACCCAAAGCACCAGTCCTCTCACATTTCACGCTCGCGAAAAACGGGCCAAAGCTTGTAGTCATCAAATCTCCCCCGAAGTGGGTGAAGTCAAACAGCCTATGCGTTATCGAATTGATTGTTGATGGCGTAGCCCATGTGTATTTTACTGAGAATAAGGACATTGCCTCCAAGTTCCAGCAGTATGTTGGCAAGTCGGTAGTGCTGATTGCTTCTGGCAATTCCAAGCAAAAGACTGATTCCATGGAGATCCAGCCTGCTGGGGTGCCCGCTTCCAGCTTGCCCGCAGCCCAGAGTGCCCCGCAATCGCTCCAGAAGCCCGTAGAAAAGGTTATTACAGCCCCAGCCCATCCAGACAAGGACGCCAAGCAATTCCTCTGTCAGGCGGCAAACCTGATGCGTCTGTGCGTCAAGAAGGCCAACGACATCGCGGTAGAAATGAACCTCTCCAACGAGCATAGGCAGGGGATCGCGAGCAGCCTTTTTATCAATGCTGACCGCCATGGATTTATTACTTCAATGCCAATCACGGCGTATACTCCCGAACAACTGGGTTTCGGGTCGAGCAAAGCCGAATCCCTGAATAATCCACAGGCGAATGACTAATGAGCGAGAGCGCGGAGATTCCAGCCGAAACCATGGCATCGAAATTCTGTCGCATGATAAGGGATCATTCCTCGTTCAAAGTCGGTCTAATCGCGAAGACTACTACTTGGTGGAGTTCACTACCGATGAAGTCGGGGATATCACAGGATGTTCCTGCACTTGTTCGGGCTATCAATTCCGCAAAGAGTGCTTCCACATCCGATACCTCTGCAAACTCTTGGGCGTCCAAACGCCGAAATCAAACAACAACCAACTAATAGCAGCATAACAATATGAATAAGAAATCCAAAGCACAAAAGAAAGTGGCAACCGTAATGCGTGAATTTTCCAAGGGGAAACTTAAGAGCAGTTCGGGCCAGAAGGTGACCAAGCCCTCCCAAGCGAAGGCTATTGCCATGAGTGAAGCTGGCATGAGCAAAAAGAAAAAGAAACGCTAGTGACTGTCACTAATACATTCAATCTCCCCCAGCCGTTCGTTGACTTGGTTAGCGAGGACACCTACAGCAAGGGCGAGTCCGATATCACCACTACGGGGTTGGCCCAACCCCCCAAGATTTCCGAACTATGGAGACGCCACGGCAACGAGATCACCATGGACTGTTCTGAGAAAGTGTGGACAATGTTGGGAACTGCAAACCATTACGTTCTGGAGCAAATAGCGAAGCGCAATCCTGAACGCTATGTTTGCGAGCAACGCTTTTATATCGATGTGGATGGCGTGAAGCTTGGGGGCCAGATCGACCTCTATGACCGCAAGACTGAAACCCTATGGGACTACAAAGTCAGTAGCGTCTACAAAGCCATGAGTGATGACAAGCTTGAGTGGACAAAGCAAGCCAACGTCAATAAACTCCTGTGTGAACACAATGGAATCCACCCCAAGAAACTGGCCATTCTACTTGTCTGTAAAGATTGGAAGCGCAAGGACGCCGAATTCAAGGCCGACTATCCCAAGTGCGCCATCCAAGAAATTCCGCTCCAGATTTGGCATGAGGCCGAAACAATGGCTTACATTCGTTCCCGTATCGCCTTGCACAATGCCGCAAAGCTGGTAGAAAAAGAGGATGACATCCCCGTCTGCACCGAGGAAGAGCGTTGGAGCAAACCCACAACGTGGGCCGTCCTCAAAGAAAAAGGAGCGAAACGTGCCGTTAATGGTGGCGTTTACGGATCTGAGGCTGAAGCTTTGTTACACTCAAAAAGAATCAACGGTCATGTTGAGAAACGGGAGGGTGAAGAAACAAGATGTCTTAGCTATTGCCAAGTCAGGCAATGGTGTAACTTTGGAAGAAAACTAACAAAATAAAACTATGAGCATAGAATACAGAGGAGAAAAGTTCAGTGGCTATAACAAGCCAAAACGCACGGCCAATGGCCCTAAAAAATTCGCCGTCCTTGCCAAGCAGGGAGATGAAGTAAAACTGGTTCGCTTTGGTGACCCAACAATGTCGATTAAGAAAGACCAGCCAGCCCGAAAGAAAAGCTACTGTGCGCGTTCTGGTGGCATCAAGGGAACAAGTAACAAACTTTCGGCCAATTACTGGTCGCGCAAAAAATGGGAGTGCTAATACTATGAAAAAACGAGGACTATATGACAATATCAACGCAAGGAAAAAGGCTGGCACTAGTCGCCCGAAATCCAAATCTACTATCGACCCCAAGGTCTATAAGAAGATGAAGTCGAAAAAGGGCGGGTTTAAAGAAAAATGAAACCACACCCAGACGATAGTATCTTTAAGGTCAAAGACTTCATCGACGAACTCTCGCGGGTTCAAGATGCTTACTTTGAGTCCTTGTGCTTTGAGCTTGGATTAGATGGAGAAGATAAACTCCGAGATCATCTATTCGACTATATCTATAACGAAGAACAGCTAATTACCTTTGGAGAGTATCTGGATAAGCTTGGTCAGGGGGATCTTTGGGACGGGCTGTGACCCTCAATATCTTTACTATTGTTCTTGATGGTTCTCCGTGGATCGGGGCGCAGTTTGCGGAGTTGTGCCGATTAAGAGATACCGACTGGCATTGGTCGATTGTCGAGGGTGCGGCGATGCCCGTCAAAGATACGGGGTGGATGGGCAATCAGACGGGGAAGGTTTCCCATGACGGAACCCATCAATTTGTCCA